AGCCATTCGATATGAACGCAACGCGTCCCGTCTTTCAGGTTGAAGTAATTTCGAGACTGGAGAATCCCGTCACCACGGAGACACCGATCGACCGTCCGTTTGTACTCGTCACCCTGGTTGTGGGGGCATGTGTGGTCTCCTGTCTCGGGCAGTGTTATTGTTCCCGCGTTGATCTCACGCATGCAGCGAGCACACTCGTTCCAAGGACGCCAGAGAAGAAAGACCTTCGAAAAACTGACACACTCGGTTTCGGCGCCAAGTTTTTCAGCGCCGCTGTCGCGTGTTACCGGTCCCCTCGTTTCAGAGAAAAATCCTGGAGCTTCGATAGCTTTGTCTGAGTCGATGCCCGCCGGAATTTTCCGGCCCTCGGCGACCATTGACGTGAACGACCCGCCGCTAGACTGATCCATCAAACGCCTCCCGTTTGCGTCTTCGCCTGTTGTGCCGCGTTGGTCTGCTGTTGCTCAAGCCGCTGTACAACGACTGCGTACATAACCAGATCCTCAACCTGAAGCTGATGCAACCGGCTGCGCCGCGTTCCCGGATCGAGCGCCATGACTTGCTGCACGATGCTGTCGGCCTCCCCGATGATCCGCTGTTGATCGTATTGGACCCCTCCAGCGGCTTGTTGCGCTTCGAGCTGCACCTGTTGCGCCATGTTGTTTTGCGCCTTCTGTGTCGCTATCTGCATCTCTTGCTGATAACGCAGATTGTCGAGGGCCTCCTGTTTAATGATTTCTCGTTCTTTCTTGATGTCGAAATCATAAGACTCGGCGATACTCATGTCGGAGAGCAACGGAGCACCCGTCTGTTTTCCCTGTGCCCAGATTTGGAAGAGTGCGTCCTGTTTCTTTTGATCATCGACCATCTTGAACTTCTTGAGGCTAACCTCAATCTTGTTCCAGCCCAGGAACTGAGCACACTTGTCGTCTGCCCACTGTAAGAGGTCTTTCAGGTCGTTGATGTGTGTCTCAAGTTGATTCTCAATCAGGCGAAGCGTTGCTTCCATCCCGCTCGACGTGAGTCCGCCGTATAAGAACTCGATGGGGATTCCCAGAGCGGCGACAATCCCTTTCTCCGCCTCTTGAACTTCCCCCAGCGTTAACAACGACCTTCCCGTTCCTCCAATTTGAGTCATTCCAACAGGGATAGGAGCGTACATGATGTGTAGCGGGTCGCGGCGCCACTGCTTGATGTTCGATGACATATTTTCAGTCCACTTACGCAGACTGATCGCCGTCACCGGATCAGCCATCTGAGAGGACTGCGCCGGGTGGAGAACACGCATCGGAGTTAGATAGTCAAGCGATATGGCCTCGTTACTTTTTCGCAAAATCGCAGCGTAATGAAACAGTTGCAACGTAGAAATCAGCGGAGGAAGCCCCCACTGTGGATTAATACCCGCAGGTCCTCCGACCTTCATGTGGAAGATCGCCCCGGGGACAAACTTAAACTTTTTGCCTTCTTTAATCGCCTTTAAGAATCCTAACGGTAACGTGTCGATCAGTGTCTTGTGGCCACTGTTAACCCGCTGAATAACATCCTGCGGGATGGTGTAGTAATACGTGCTCTCTCCGGTCATCGGATTATGGTCGATGTCCATAAGCTTAGGGTCCCAACGGATAAAATTAACCTTGCGGCTAAGTGTGAGCTTTTTGTCAATAACCGCAGACTCACTCGCCTGAACTGCGTTTTTACAGCTGCTACAGGTATAGGCAAACGAAGTCTTTGAAACGTTGAATTTGTAGTTCAAGTTCTGAATGTTTGTCATTGTCTGACAGGTGGGACATTTCAGATATCTGATGAAGGGTTGGTACATGGATATAAAGGCATTTCCGTAAACGTATTTATCGAGAGTCGCCTTAATAAGCAGTTCCCTCGCCCGAATGACTTTTTCGAGCAGGTACTTGTGCTTCTCTTTCACCGCCTGGTTCGTCGTGTCATACGTGATTTCGGTGATAGGATATTCACCGAACTTGCGCAACGCAGAGTAGATGTGCGCGCTGTTATAAAACAGATATTCGCACCATTTCAGAAGTTCTTTCAGGCGTTTGGGACTATAGATTTGCGAATACGTGTAGTACGGATTCGGGTGCGCGCCGGCATTCCGGTCGCTCACCAGGGTTGGATCAAGTAACGACAGAGGATCAGACATCTTGTGTTATCTCCAGTTTCGAGTTACGTAAATGATACGACAAGGATCGTCGATGGAAATTGAACTCTCCCACATGGGCTCTACGCCAGTTTTCAGGGTCACCGACATGGACCCCAACAACGCCCGTATCTACGGGGCAGTATACGACAAAGACAAGGGTCAGTTCTTGTTCCCGGCGTTTCCACCCTTCATAACTAACACGATCCACGACTTAAAGGCAATCCGGAAAGACTTAGAATTTTCGGAAGAAGCCCAGAAGTATATCGCCGAACTCAAGACACTGGGACAGCTACGCGAAGAAGTGGGAAGCCTGGTGTTGCCGGTTCCGAGCTACGACCACCAGCTTGATGGACTAGCCGAGGTTCTACACAACTATCGCTGGATTCTGCAGTGGCAGATGGGCACTGGCAAGACCAAGGTCATGGTTGACGCGATCCGGATACAGGGGAAAACCACGTTAGTCTTGTGTCCTCGTGTGGCGATCGGCACGTGGGTTCGAGAAGTCAAAAAACACAGTGACGAAACACTCGAAACAGCCGTAATTCATGGGAACCACAAATCATCTCAACTGCAAGAAGCCAAAAATCACCAGGTCATCATTACTAACTACGATACCGCACGAACCTTCGGGTTGCCGCATCTAAGTCCCAACGTAACGGCGTTCTTTAAAAACCGTGGGATTCCTCCGACTCCGGCGTGCCGAAAAGAGTTGTTGGCGATAAACGACTCGAAGCTACAGCTGCGCTTCGCGACAGAATGGTCAACCGGTAGACCTGTCCGGGAAATACGCGAAGAAAGATTGTCCGTAACGTCAGGCCGTTTACAGTGGTTAACCGACTTACCGTACGAGACGGTGATAGCCGATGAATCACATCGAATAAAGCATATTCAGAGTCAGCAAACAAAAGTCGCATTAGGACTGTCACGGCGAGCTTCGCGAAGATATCTGCTCACCGGAACCATGTCTTTTGGAGACCCCCGTGACCTCTATCCGCAACTGAAATTCCTAGCCCCCTATCTTATTCCTGAAGATTTTAGAAAATTCACGGAGAGGTTTCTCACGTTCTCTCCCTACAATAAGCACATCGTCACCGGCTCCCAGAACTTGGATATCCTAAACAGGAGGGTTTCGAAAGTCTCGAGCGTTCGAAAACTCGACGATTGCGTAGCCCTGCCAACCCGCAGGTTTGAATTGGTTGATTTCAACCTAAGTCCCGCGCAGCGCGAGATGTACAATTACGCCGTAAACAACTGGGAAATCGCATTGCCGAACTCGGAGCCTCTAGAACTCGAGCATGGCGCTATCCGCGTAAACAAGCTCTTACAGTTGTGCAGCGGGTTCCTATACTTGCCTGCTGATACTTCGATCTGTGACTCCTGCGACAACGTAGAACTCTGCGTTTCCCGGAAGGTCCTCCCGGGTATGCCCCGTTGCAAGCACTTCGGCGTTCTTCCTGAGGCTAAACGTCAAACCTACTTGTTCCCCGATAATCCTAAACTCGATATCTTGAACGACCTCTTGACAGACTGCTTAGTTTTGACGGGTACCAAGGTTATTATCTGGGCCACGTATGTCGAAGGGGAATTAGACGTTATTGAATCGGCGCTCAAGACGCGCGGCGTTGGATACATCCGTGTCGATGGCTCTAATTCCCAGCACATGCACGACTACGAAGACAAGTTTCAGAACGACCCAGACTGTCGAATCTGGCTCGCACAGGTGCATACTGGAATATCGGTGACTTTAACGGCGGCGCAGTACATGATCTACTACAGCAGATCGTGGTTACCCGACGACAGGGAGCAATCGTTGTTTCGCAATTATCGCATAGGCCAAACTTCGAAGACTGTGGTTTACGATCTGTCGGCGCGGTTCTCGTTGGAAGAACAACAACTGCACTCCCTGAAAAACAGTAAAGAACGCGGGGCGCTTATGACGGAGCGTAAAAACTGTGTTTTTTGCGCTCGGTATAGCGTCTGTTCGACAACCGGAGTAAAACCCTGGGAAGAAGGTTGCGTATTGCCAACTAAGGCGACAAGAGATATCGCCCGAGCAAGGATCATTCCATGAAAATCACGTTGGAAAGAAACGACTTAATCGCCCTGTTAAGCAAGGCACTGAACTACAAGATCGAAGATGAGGACATTGACATCCAAGCCAAGCCCTTCGAAGTACACATTCGAAGTATGCGACTTGAAGAGTTGGCGGCGCCACCGAGTGCAAAAATGGCGCCGAAGGCGGTACAAGAA